AATCTACAATTAGTAACACATTTAGAAAATATGGCAGCAGGTATAGAAGCAGGAGTTCTATATGGTTCAGCCAATCCAAATCACCCATTTTATAGAGGATAATATGAAAGAAGAAAAGAAATACGCAATGGTTCAGTTAGATGCTGATTTACATAAAGCACTAAAAGCTTATTGCAATATGCATGGTTTTCAAATCAAAGGATTTATTCAGGCATTAATTAGACAATCATTAAAAGTAAAAAGATAATATGAAATGTATTTGGAGATTCGGAACGTGGTTAGAAGGATTGATATCAGTTCTAACATTAGGACACGGAACTGCATTAGCAGGATGGGTAGCTTGGACATTCTTTAAGAACCCTGATTGTGGCTGCACACGTAGAAAAGAATATTTAGACAACCTATTTGGTTGTCAGAATGGAATAAAGTTATAACAAATAAAAAGCAAACAAATGGAAACAGTAAAAGGAACATTGGATTTCGGTAGTACACCGCAACCAAAAATTGATGAGAATGCATTATATCTTATCGACTTCACAAAGATTACATCAGTAAATGACTTGGTCCTTATCCTCGCGAGTGTAGGCTTCAGCTTTAGTGCTAGACATCCACACTTTGAGCAGATTAAAGGATTCCTTAATTTGGATAATCCTATCCCAATGAATCAACCTATCGCTCCTAAAGAGGAAGAGATTAAGTTACCAAAGTTGAAAAAAATAAAATAATGGAAACCGTAACAACAACTATGCCAGATTTTATAAGTAAATATCTACCCTATACGGAAGATGAGTATAATGAATTAAAGTCTATTATGAAAGATATAACCACTCACATCCCAAACGATAGAATGGGTTGGGTATGGGGTAATCATAATAAGATATTAAAAACGAATGAGCCTCAACCATGCAGTTGTGGAAGTGCAGCAGCAAATTGGAAAAGAGCAGCTGATACGATTCGTAATTTCATTTCACAAATAGAATCACAAACAAATGGGTAATGAAGTAACTTCAAGCGTATCGGAAGAGTGTACAAAGAGATTAGAAAATCTTTATAGACAATCGCATACGTGGTTACTTCAAGTATCATTTAACATTTGTAAAAGTACAGTAGAAAGTGAGGACCTCGTAATGGAGTTATATGAGTATTTGCATAAGAAGCAGAACACAAAAATCTTCTATGATAACTCATATAACCTCATCTATTGTATGCATTTTATTAAACATCGTTGGATAAACAAAACAAAGAAACTGAATAGAATAAAATATCAGGAAGATATCTACAACGATGACCCTTTGGAAGAGTATGATATAGATAAAGATTTAGGTATAACTAAAGCATACGATGAAGTGATGAGTGAAATAAAAAACCTAAAGAAAACAAAACACTTCGCACCTGCTATGATATATGAAATCTATTGGACATCGGAAGATACCCTACAAGAAGTAGCAGATAAAATTGGCATATCAAAATCGACAACCTTTATAGCAATAAAGAAAATTAGAAAACACTTAAAGGGAATAATAAAGAATCCATTTATAGATTAATCAGTTATATGAGAACAGAAGTAAGGACATGTATTAAGTGTGGAGAGACAAAGGATATAATACAAAGACATAAACACGCTACCAATACTTGCGATGATTGCCAAAGAGAAAGAGCAAAGGAATACCAAAGAGCAGAAGCAATAAGAGAAGGCAGAAGAGTTGGTGTTACGGGTAGATGGCCATATCCATTAGAAGATAAGTGGGATTATCCAAACCAAAAGTTTAATGCTATGGCTAAGAAGATGAAGTATATGGAGGATAGAGAAGAGTGGGTTGAACAAATTAAAATCAACTTGGACGAGACTATTAATAATCCTTTGGTAATGGAATGGATTAATGCACATAAAGCAGATGATGTAAAGACAGGTAAGGGAAGAGGTAGAATAGCAAAAGATTATCCTGATACGAGAGGAATGACTTGGGAAGATTATATGAAGGGGCTGGGGGAAGATGATGTCGATAGTTAGAAAATTTTGATAGCATGATAAGACAAGAAACATATCAAAGGATTGCGGAAGAGTTCGGTGCTAATATAGGAATAGCAGAGTGGGAAGGTAATTTCTATCCACACTATACTAATGTAGCAAAGATACCCGATGAATATAAAGTAGCGATTCTGACAAACCTAATAATAAGAGAACAAATATATCAGCCAGTAATAAGAGAAGTAATAAGACTAGAAACAAAGTATAAGAACAAAAGGATAAAAAGGAGTACACTATATGAAAAAGCTATTAACAACATTGTGGAAAGGGATAATATCATTCTTAACTACTGATACAATCATAATGCTTATAGCATACATTGGATTACTCTTTTGTTTAACAATTGGGTTTAGTATGATATGGACAATATGGAAGGCACTGATTGGATAGTGTATATATGTATATATGGATATACACATCAACTACAAACTCCATTCCCTTTGTTAAAATAACATAGATAAACATTTAAGATGCCATTCGCAAAAGGAAACAAATTAGGAAAGGGGAGACCGGCAGGAGGATTGAATAGGTCAACCGAACAAGCTAAACTTGCTGTTGCAAGATTGGCTAATAGTGGATTAGATGCGCTGAGAGAAGATTTGGAAAAGATTAGAAAGGAAGACCCGCTAGAAGCTGCAAAGATATATTTGAAGTTAATAGAATACATCGTACCAAAGAAAGCATCAATCGAATTAAGCGGAGAGATAAATCAACGCATACAACAAATATCCGTAAACATACAAGATGGAACTGCAAATAGACACATCAAAGACGTATAGAGATATTGATAGTAGTAGAAGAATCTGCATACTGCAAGGTGGTACGAGAAGTGGTAAGTCCTATTCAGCATTACAATGGATATTAGTTAAAGCCTTATCAGAATCAAACCAAGTTATATCAATCGTTAGAAAATCATTCCCATCAATGCGTGTGAGTATTATGAGAGATTGGGTTGGTATTCTAAAAGGATTAGGAATATGGGATGAGAACCGTTGGTCTGCAACCGAACACATATATACATTTGAGAATGGAAGCATGGTTGAGTTTATGTCAATCGATAGTTCTGAAAAGAGAAAAGGTAGTGCAAGAGATTATCTTTTTGTTGATGAGTGTAATGAGTTAAGTAGAGAGGATTGGTTTCAGTTATTTATTCGTACACGTAAGAAAAGTATCATAGCATATAACCCATCATTCGGAACAAACAATTATATCTTTACTGAAATACAAACACATCCGGAAGCGGACTTGTATATATCCACATTTGTTGATAACCCTTATTTAGAAAAGCAGTTAGTAGAAGAGATTGAGAGATTAAAAGAAATCAATCCCGAATACTATAAGATATATGGATTAGGATTGCCAGGTAATAACGTAGGTACAATCTTCTCAATCAATCTAATAGATGAAGTGCCGGAGAATGCAGAGTTCGTAGCATTCGGACTAGATTATGGATTTACAGTAGACCCTACATCATTAGTAGCAATATGGAAGAGAGATAAAGACCTATACATAGAAGAACTCATATATGAGAAAGGAATGGTTACATCAGATATAGCACAACGATTAAGAGATTTAGAAGTAGGAAGGGAAGAAATATGGGCTGATAGTGCGGAGCCGAGATTGAATGAAGAGTTATATAGGCTCGGATTCAACGTTAAAGCAGTGCGTAAGGGAAAGGATTCTATTAAGCTAGGTATTGACCTTATGATGCAATATCGCTTAACAGTGACAAAGAGAAGCAGCAATATAGTGAAGGAGTTTGGTGAATATGTTTGGATGGTTGACAAGAATGGTAATTTCGAAAACATACCTGTTGATTATTCTAACCACGCAATAGATGCAATAAGATATGTGTGTATGGAAAGATTAAACGCTAAGAAGATAAACGCTGGACAATATTCAATATCAATAAGATAATATGCAGACATGGACAGAAGATGAGATAAAAGAATTAATTCTATTTACTCAATCATTAAGACAAGAGAACGAAGATTTAAAAGCCAAAATCATTGCTATGGATGCAATGTTGAAAAACGAAATGGCTAAAGTAAAACAATTTAAACAAATATTAAATAGATACACCGCATGAGAAAGACATTAACGTTAGAGATACCCACAAGTTGGAAAGATGTAACTCTTAAACAATACCTTGCATTGCAAGGGGATTTAGAAGCATATAGAGATGATGAAGAAGCACAAACTGCTTTGATGTTGTATCACCTATGCGGACTAGATGCAGACTATCTAAATAAGTTATCAGCTGAATCATACAATAAGGTAAGAAGTAAGTTAAACGAATTTATTTCACCTGAAACTATTGAACTACAACAATTCGTAACAGTAGAGGGAATAGAATACGGATTCGAACCTAACCTATCTAAAATGAGTTATGGTGCATATGCTGATATAACAAAGTGGGATACCATAGCAATAGATAAGAATTGGGCTAAAGTAATGAGTATCTTATATAGACCCGTAACAAAGAAACAAAAGGAACGATACGATATAGAAACCTATGATGGTAACATAGATGAGACACGATGGTTAGATGTTAATATGGAAGTTCATTGGGGAGCATTGTTTTTTTTTGTTCGTTTGCAAATGGACTTGCTGAACGGTATCCTGAAGTCTTTGAAGGAGGAGGAGCTTCCAGCCAGCATGAGGTCAATTTTAGCAAGAAGTGGAGAGCTTATGCAACAATCATTGAGTTGGCCGATGGCAAACTTAAAGAAATAGATGATGTTGTAAAAGAGCCATTAGAAAAGTGTTTATTATATCTTGCATATAAGGCTGATAGGAATCAGTTAGAATCAATGATGCATAAGGAAGCAATGAAATCTATTGGTGGGATTAAATAGGTCTACCATTTTTATGATTAACATTGTTAAGTCTATAAAGAATTAAGATTATGCCTTGGTCAAATAGTAGAAATGGAGCGTTAAGGTATTCGGTTAATAGAGAGAACAACTCTGGCTATTACATCGGACCAACACGCGGCTTGAGTTCGCCAAAGAATAGTAGAAGAGCATGTTTATGCTTACATTCAGACACTTACGATGTTAGGTGTTGTAATGGTGCTCTTATGGAGCAAGGAATAGGTGTAATCCAAGGATTTCCACAACCAATAGTAACACAGGGAGCATTCTCTTTAGGATTTAGTAGTGGATTTGACATAACATAATAGATAAAATATAAATTAGCAATATGGCGATTTTAACAAAAGCACAATTAGAAGCATTAAATCAGAGTTCGTTTCCTGATAATACCGCTGGAGCAATCACTCCTCAAATCCTTCGTACATACAACACTGCTACAATAGATACGTTGGTGGATAGCTTGGATACAGGCAGTTTTACAACCGATACAGGTAGTTTATTAACTACTTCATCATTTAACGCATATACTTCATCTAACGATTCAAAAGTAAATTCGTTAATAGCAGCTACCGCATCTTATGCAACATCTGCTATAACCGCATCATCATTAGTAACCGCATCATTTAGTGGAAACACTTTAACATTCACAAAAGGCGACGCATCTACATTTGGTGTAGTTATACCTGATGTAAGTGGTAGTGTAGGAACAACAATATTTGAAGTAGTATATACAGGTGAGAATATCACAAAAGGTGACCCATTATACATTAGTGGTTCGCAAGGTGCTAATCCAAAAGTATTTAAAGCAGATGCAGCAGTTCCGGCTAAGATGCCAGTAACATTTATTGCAAATGAAACTATTGCTGTAAACAATACTACAAACGCAATTGTATTAGGATTAATAGAAGGAATAGATTTGACAGGCTATACAGCAGGTCAAACAATATATGTAGGTGAAGGTGGTGGATATTCAATATCTTTACCATCTGGCTCAAACTCAATTACTCAATTATTAGGAGTAATTACTAAAGGTGGTAGTGGTGGAAAAGGATTGGTATTAAACCCAGGTCCTGCACAACTACCAGGTTTAGATAGTGGTAAA